CTTGTTAAAGTATTCATTGTAAGCCACAAGGTACTACGAAAGCCCGCTGGGCAGGAGGAAAAGGAATGTTAAAAGACCCTGAGCGCGTTATAACTACTATGCATCGCGCAACGAACATTGCAGCCAACACTGATGACTATGCTAAGAAAGCAATCGTCAAGGCATACGTAGACGTTGTAAGTATTCTTAATGACTGTGTTGATGAAGACTGCCTTTCGTCTGTTTGGACTAAGCTAGAGTCAATCGAAGAAAACTTGACTCGTGGTTTGGCAGGAATGTAAATTATGTATGCAATTAATAATGACTTGGATGAAACCCAAGAGCAAAAGACTATCCGTACTTTCTTCAAGAGCTGGGATGATGCTTTAGGTGATAAAGAGAACCTAGAGCTAATCGAGAAGCTCGCTGAGAATCTTGAAGAAGTTGCGGCGACTATTGGTGTTGACATCAGTCTAAAATCTTCAATCGAAAAATTCATAACAATAGATCTTGCTGAAGAAGTTGCAGCAGAATATAAGGAGGAAAATTAAATGTCATTCCACGATAAGCTATTTGAAGAAGTAATTGCAAGCCAAGAAGGTTCATACGCTATTAGCATTCTTGGAAACTTGCTTGGTGAGTTATATTCTAAATATGAAGTGTATACTGATACAGATGAATTAGTTTCATCAGCAATTGAGATGTACGCTGAAACTACTTTTGACGAACTAGGAGGTGTAGACGATAAAGATGAGGATGAAGATGACATTCCTAGCGGTTATGTTGAGTACGACTATGATTACGAAGAAGAGTAGTAACTTCAATAATACACTCGCTCAATAAGTATTATTTACATTTAGGAAAAGAAATGACAGTAAGAACTCTACCTTGGATCGATCCCAAAGATCCAGTAGTTGATTTAAGTGAAGATGTTTCTACACACCAAATCCTAAAGAAGTTTGATTTAGATTGGAATATTGGTCTCCATCCTCTTCACACTTCTGTGTATGGTATCGATGTTCCAATTCACGGTAAATACGCTTTAATTCGTGAAGATCTTAATACTGTAATGTCAGTAGTATCTAGTCGTTACAGTCCAATAGATAATATCGCAGCATTTGACTTTCTTGATGATGCATTTACTAAAGATATCTTAATTCCCAATTACGCAGGAAGTTTACGCAATAGCGCGATAGTTTACATTGCATCAAAATACAATGCATCTCAGACATCGAGTGTTGATATAGACTTCGACTATTATGTGTTAACTTTGTGTTCTCACGATTCATCTTTTAAACCATCATTTCAGATAGTCCCAATCGCTCGAAATAGTTTTGTTCACGTACCTGCTACATTCTCAAAAAATGCAGCTGAAAAGGAGAAAATTAACTATAATGATCCGATGAAATCACTTAGTGATTATATTAAAAAATACGTAAGTGAACAACAGACAATGTTGAATCATCTCTTGATGAAAGACATTGAAGTTGATTCAGCTGAGAATCTTTTAAGAATGTGTGTACCGAAACACGTCACTAAGAAAGATGAAGCAGTTGAGCGAATTATGGACACATATCTTGAATCTCCCAATAACGAATTTCAAGATAACTGCCTAGGTTTATATTTCGGGCTATGTGAATTCCTTGACTTTGATAATGAGAATCGACGTACGGGCAGGGAAAATAAGATGCTCTCCAATGTACTTGGTGGAGGCGGAATTAAAATGCGAGAAGCATTTTTGAAGAGGGCTTTATAATGGATAATAAAATTCTTGGCTACCTAAATAGAGGCTGGGCTGTTCTCCCTACGCATTCGGTGGTGAATGGTGTATGTACGTGTAATAACCCAAAATGCAGCAGTCCGGGAAAGCATCCACGAACGCAACGTGGAGTTAAAGATGCATCAAAAGATATTGACGTAGTTCGCTCGTGGTTTGATTATTGGAAGTCCGCGAATGTTGCTGTAGCTACAGGTAAAGTATCTGGCATTTTCGTTGTTGACGTTGACCCAAAGAGTGGTGGGTTAAAGTCTTTAGAAGAATTCTCAAAGAAGTATTTTGGAGATAAAGATACTTATACTGTTCTTACAGGTAGTGGAGGGTATCACTTTTATTTCACCTTGCCCGAGGGCGTAGACATTCCTAACTATAATGCAATTTATCCTGGCATTGATATTAGGTCAGATGGCGGATATGTTGTAGCGCCTCCGTCTGTACACATATCTGGCGGTTCGTATAAATTATCACATGAAAATGCCGACGTGCTAGAACCGACATCTGAGCTTGTCGAACTGTTGGCCAGTAAGTCACGTAAAAGTAGTTCAATGTCGTTTTCCGATGCGCTCAATCGAGAAAATGATTTCAAAGTTCCCAGCATTGATAAGCTACTTGAAGGTATTCCTGAAGGAGAACGAGATAACACAATCTTCAAATGGGCATGCAAATATCGTCGCAAGAACGGGGAGAATTCACGTTCTGGCGCATTAGCCCTCGCTTACATTGCGGCATCACGTTGTGTACCTCCGTTCCCGCGAGAAGAAGTCGAGAAGTGTGTTAACTCTGCTTGGAAGCAGGACCACTCTGACCCTTCTTACATGGAGAAAGCACTTTCATTTGAAAATGAATTTGAACCTCTAACTGACGTTGGTAATTCTCGTCGATTCATTAAGAACTTTAAGAATAAGTTTACTTATGTTCCTGGTTGGGGCTGGATGGTTTGGGACAATAACCATTGGCGTCGAGACGATGGAGGATTATCGCATAACGCTGCAAAAGAAGTTTCAACTATCATTAAACTTGAAGCGCAAAAGCTAAGTCAAGAAGATGAAGAATATGAAATTAAAGCTCATATAAACTGGGCTAAGCGTTCTCAATCTGCAGGAAGTATTTCTGCTACTTTGGCTGTTGCGCAAACTGATCCTGACATTGTATCTTATGTTGACGATTTCGACACTGATGACTTGTCTCTCGCAGTGTCAAACGGCATCATTGATTTGCGTACAGGCGAATTGAGGAAGACATCTTTCCGAGATAAGATAACAAAGAATACCAACGTTATCTTTGATGACAAGGTCGATCAAAGTCGTTGGCTAGAGTTTCTCTATAACGCTTTAGACGGTGACGAAGAATTGATGTCGTATATCAAACGTGCTGCAGGATATACGCTCACTGGACTTAACACTGAGGAAGTATTCTTTGTGATTAGTGGTCCTCCTGCATCAGGTAAGAGTACATTTCTTGACGGTCTTCTTTCTGCACTCGGCGGATATGCAACGTCAGCTCAGGCGGATACATTTATGTATCGAAGAAATAAGTCAGTGGGCAAGGAGGAAATCGCGCGACTCGCAGGACATCGTCTTGTCTCCGTTTCAGAAATCCGTGAAGGTGATTACTTCTCTGAAGCACTCATCAAGCAGTTTACTGGTGGCGATAAAGTTTCTGCACGATTCCTTTATCAAGATACATTCGAATTCGTTCCAAAGTTTAAGCTTTGGGTTGGTACTAACCATGATCCTGGAGCTCAGGACGATGCAATGTGGCGACGCATTAAGAAGATTCCATTTCCAAGAACAGTCCCTGCCCATAAGCGTGATTACACACTAAAAGCATGGGCTAAGAATCCTCTTGAAGGTGGTTCAACAATTCTTGCTTGGGCTGTTGAGGGAGCACGCGAATGGCTTGCAGAAGGTATTAATGATCCTCAGAAGATTCGTGACGAGGTTAATAAATACCGAATGATTAATGACCGTAATTACGCGTTCGTAGCAGAGAATATTATTCAAAAAGAGAATAATAGTATTAAAGCTAGTGACTTGTACTTCAACTACTGTCAGTGGTGCGAGAAGTACAACGAGTTTCCGAAGAAATTCCCTGCCTTTATTCAAATGCTTGATCGCGTTGATTACATTAGCATCACAAACATTGATGGGGTTTATTACATCATCGGTGCTGATGTTTCATCGCAAGAATTATCGGTGTGGGGAATGTAATGGATAAGTATTTTAAGCGAGCTAAATTACTTTACACTAAAGCACAATCAAGCGCAGTTGGAGAATTCGAACGGCAAGCGTTATTAGGTAAAATAGATTCATTATGTTCTAAGTATGGGTTCACGTATGAAGATGTAGAGAACGGTGTTCTCAGTGAAAATGAAAAAGTTGTAATGAACTATGAAACTATTTTCACTGGAGGATACTCTCTATGTAAAACTTTCGCAATGTGGATTACTTGTGAAACTCTCGGATTGCATTCATATAATGTTGATAGGAATAAGCCAAATCTTTCATCTTCGGTAGGTACAGTTTGTATGACAAAAGAAATGCTTGAGCATGTTGATAAAGCATTTTTCTACACATATGAAATTGCTGATTACGCTTCAGAAGAATACCTAGCAAGAATTGAAAGTAATTCTAAAGATGCTCCAAGGTATAAAATCAAGAGAGATTATATGTTAGGTTTTCTCAAAACATTCAATGATGATCGGGCAGGGGGTAAACTCGACGATGATCTCTACGTTGACAATATGGGATATATTCGAGGGTGCATCGCAGATGACATCTCCTACATCGAATCCAAGGAACAAAATGATTACAAGGAAATGAGACAAAACTTTAGAATACTAGGCGTCAACTTAAATGAAAAAGTTGGAAAAATAGACAGTAGATTCTATCGAGCGGGTTTGAGAGATAACATGGTATCTTTCCGTCAAAGATAAAAATAGACTGCCAATGCAAATATATTGGCAGTCTATTTTTGTCACACTAGACGAGCTCTGACGAGCCTATAAATCCGGGCGATCCATCCAGTTTTGGCGCTGATCAGCAGTTTTACCACCGTACCTAATATTGAAGAAGTCCGTCCAAGCACTTGAGCCAGAGTTACCTGTAATGTTCGTTCGATAGAAGTTATTCGCATATCTCTGGGCTTTTCGTGTTTTGCGTTTGTATGAACGAATGCTCGAAACCGAATAGCTTGAGCTAAACACAGATTTAGGAGCGACTGTGACCACCATATCATCATCATCGAGTGAGTACTCAATTTGAGTGACGATGTAATCGACGTTACCATCAATCTCGCCGTACCAAGGCACATGTCCAAAAACGTGAACAACGTCACCAACATCAAATGTGCCAAAAGATGCATTCATATGCGAGCTTACGGCTTTGATGTTTAATGTTGATGACTTAATGCGACGGTGGGCAAGGGTTTGTCGAGCTTGCTCAAAGCATTCTTGATAGTTATTTACATTCTCGTTTTTGAGACGTACTTCAACATCAACCTGCCCAGTGTTTACAATCTCGGCAGCACCATAAATCCTGTAGTCGTCATTAGTTTTGACATTCTCTACTTTAGCACCATCAACAGATGCATGAGTTATGAAGTCTTCAACACTTAATTCTTGTGGAACAATGTAATCAACATTTTCCCCAACTACAAACATGTTTTGTGCATTCTTGACAAACTCTTGTTTTAGAATATCAAAGAGTTCGTAGTTAAAACCTACTTCATATAAATCACGAGATGCACCAAGACCAGTTCTTGTAGTTCGACGCATCCAATATTTTTCTCGGAAATCTGTTTTACACGCTTTAATCGCTGCTTCTATTTTTTCACCGCAAGATGATTGATCGACTTCTCGTAAGCTGATAAATCCTTGAGGAATTGGTGCGTCATCGACGTCAACATAAGCGCTTGGAGTTGTAAATGCATTTCCGTTTTTAAAGTTAGGGTGATTTGTCATTAACCCGTAACCAGGTAGCTGACCAATTTTAGTGACACCACAGTTGTTCATCCATTGTTGGCCTGTGCTACGTATATTCTCAAGAATATAAGATTCCAAATCAATACCGTTAGCCACAATAGGATTACCGCGGTAAAAGAGATTATACATATAGCCTGAGAATCCCTCGGCGACCCATGTCCATGAACCTTTGTGGTCAAATGCACCAGGTTGGACAATTCCCATACCTACAATAGCTTCGTTTACAGCTAAACCAATCGCGTGCTTGAAAGGCTTAATCTTGTATGATTCATCATTGAATTTCTCAAAAGGAATTGTACCTTTGATAATCGTCGCACCAGATAGCTTACGAGTGATTGATACTTTTTCGCTGTAAAAACCAAAAACGTCATTGATGTTATTTGCGTGCCCGGGCAGGTCAATTGCGAATAGGTAAACACTCATATTCCGTAGCTCGCTTCAATGTAAGAAAACTTTGCTTTAATTCTGTTGTTAGAAGTAAAGTTGGCAGTCAAGAAAGTCCTGTGAGTAACTTCTTTGTCAAATAGAACAAAGTCTGAAAGATTAGAGATATAGTAACGTCCAACCACTGGGGCTAACCTGTATCGCGCAGATTCTCCAGTGTTAGTTACAATGAAGTTTTCTCCAGGATAGTTTGACACAGTAACACTTTCACCGCTCTTTAACCCTAGAGCAACGTTGAGAACCTTAGTTCCAACAATTGCTCCCTGCCCGTTCTTTTGGTTAATGTTTAATGAACCGGCCGCAGATGGTGTTTCTCCGTAGAAAGTAACTGCAGCAGGGCTTGGTGCAAGAAGATCAGAGTTTGGAGTAATGATCTCAAACTCTTTATTGCTCTCGGTCAAATCTATTGCATGCTCATTTCCGTACGAGAATTGATTTGTCCTTTCAAATTCAAGAACAAATCGACCGAACTGAGCACGAGATCCGCCATAGTTTATCTGTATCCTCTTAGGACGTCCGACGAAGAATCGTACACCACGCTCTCGTCGATAAAAGAGCTGAACAACTCGCCCAGCTCGATTTCGATTATTATAGGATCCCCATATCTTCTCAAGCTTTGCACCAATTTGAGTGAGGGTTTGTCCATTATGTGGAAGAAAGCCTCCTGTAAGTGTAATGGACGTACCTCGTGAATACCCTGGACCAAAGATCCGACCATCTGCAAAGATGTTGTTATAAGTAGAGTAATCGACATTATTCGTTCCCCAATCGATGTCAGATATTGGGAACTTATCGGGCTCTCCTAAAAGCAAATCATCGAGCATGAAAAGACCAGGCCTAGTCATGACTCGAGTTATTTGCGCATTTGTATTAGGAGCAATAATCGGCATTAGTATCCTCCACGAATGTATTCATGACTCTTCACTCGGAACATTGCCTCGTCGACAATTTCCTTTGAAGTATCCTTATTAGTATATACTACCAAATCCCTAAATGTGCTACCATTAGAAAAGCCAGGATTAGCCATCGCGCGATTGAGTAACGTTTGGTTTTGCTCATATTCAATTTCTGCTTGGCTCTTCGGTCGAGGGCCAAATCCGAAGAATGATGGGATTGAGCGGATGAAGTGGTCAAGACCATCAAAACCGCGCTTTTGCGCAATAGTATCCAATTGAACTCCAAGATCATAAAGTCCCTGTGTAATCTCAGTAATTCCACCAACAACTGTTTGCGCGACTTGAATTCCGTGAAGCGCATTGGGCAGGGCGTTACTGATGCCTTGTGCGATATTCCGTCCGATGTTTTCACCAAACAGTTGTGCAAGATGGTAGTGTTGAGTTCCCTTACCCAAAGCGGAATTGATTACTTCACCAATTGCACCTTGGATATTTCCTCCGAGTTTGAGGATACCTTGAACAATTCCGCTATTCACGAAGCCGCCGATTTGTTCTGCGCCACGAATGATTTGATCCGCAACAGGCTTTCCGAACAAAGATTCAAGACCACCTTGTCCCCAGTCCCTGCCCACAGAAGCATAAACTACCTCTTCAACTGCAGCCTTAACGTCATTCACTTTTTCGCGAATTCCGTCACCAAGACCACGAGTAATAAAGTGTCCAAGGTTCTTAGCACCATCAGCTATTTGCTGTCCAATTTGCGGACCGAAGATAGCCTTAATGCCACTCGAAGAATCACCCTTACCAATTGCATTCTCAATTACTTCAGTGAATGCCTGAGAGATTTGCGGCTGACCGGCGAAGATACCACTTGAGAAGAAGTTAGTGAAATCTTTACCAAACTGTTGAGCGCTGTTTGTGAAATCTTTAGCGAAGTTTTCGCCAAAGATTGTTGCAAGACCACCATAGCCCCAGTCGCGACCAACAACTGCGTGGAGCGTCTCGTCTAGAGCCGCAGACACTGTATCTACATTGTTGACAATACCTGACGATAGATTGTCTACGATTCGGTTTACGTGGGCTGCAACATCCTCTTCATTGTAAAGCTTCTCTTTGATTCGGCCTGAGAACAATCCTGACCAATAATCGACACGATCAAGAACTTGACGAGAAGTGTCAAGATCGAGACCGAACAGCTGCATAACTGCACCTGAGCCAAAGTCTTCTCCTTGGCTTGCAGCGCGAATTTCTTCAACTGCAGCTTTGACCAAATCGACTTGACCACGAACTCCTGCTGTAATTCCATTTATGAAATTTTTACCAGCCTGAACACCGGGCAGGGAATTGATCGCATTTGTGGCTTGATCCGCAAATCCGCGAACGGTTCTATCAACCTGTGTTTTTGCATTCGAGATACCATTGTTGATAGTGTTAGAAGCTGATCCAATGAGGTCTGAAGCTTGCTTCTGTACATTGCCAATAGTATCTGCCATACCTTGCGCGAAGGCATTTCCGATCGAGCGACCAGAGTAAAGAACCCAGCCACTTCCTGAGAACGGACCTTTCTTAGCAGGGGAGAACGGGAAGTAGTTACGAGCAGCAGAAACAACGTTCTTTGCAACTTGAGCAACAACACCAATGTTATTCTGCATACCGTCAATGAATGACTGGATAATAGAAACGCCGGAGTTGTAGATTTCAGTGTTGAATCCACGGAAGATACCTGCGATGCTCAGCGGAATGTCAGAAAGAATCCGTATGATATTGTCTTTGGCCGTATTAAACTTATAAGCAATATCATCACCGATAAGTTGAAGCTTATATATCGCATCATCTTTAAACTGACCGAGCCAAGCGCCTGCGACAGTCACCATGTTTTGGACTGCTGCTTCACCACTAGCTTCAAAGCGCGATAAGTCTCCAATAATTTCATTTATTGAATTGCCTGCATTTACCCTAAGAGCACTAAAGTATCCGCCTGCAACACCTTGCAAAACATTGAATGATTCAGAAATTCTTTGCGGCATTGAGAAGAAGTATCCAGCAACTTCTCCAGCAGTTACACTACCAATTGCTTTAAGAGCTCCAAATTCTTCGTTAGCATTGATGACAATTTGCGTGAATGCACTTGAAACTACTGGAACACCGTACTCTTGCCAATCCTTTTGGAGGTGATTGATAGTTGCAATATTGTATGAAGTAAGCCGAGACATTTGCGCAACAAATGCATCATACAATCCAGAGAACATCGAGTCTTCGACTTGATTGCCAAACTCATCGGTTTTTTGAGCTAAACCAAACGCTTCACGGAACGATTGCTTTACGCCACTTGCGAACTTCGAAATACCTTCTTTGTATCCGCCGTAATCCAGTGTGAATACACTTTTAAGACTTTCTCCAAAACCAGAGAAAGAAGTAACCATACCTGTGACAATGCCTGCAATATGTTTCTTTGCTTCACGTTTGAAATCTTGGAACTCAATGTAGATTTCAGCAAACTTCTTAGAGACAATCTTTCGAAGATCACCAAGGCTCAGTTCCCAATAGGCTGTGATCTCATCCCAGTTCCAATACGCAAAAAGACCAACAGCCGCAATAGCTGCAGCAATAAGCGCAATAAGACCCCACACAGGAGCAGAGATGCCTGCAACAGCTGTACCGATTGTGCCTGCTACACCACTCAATGAAGCTGCTGCACCAGCAATACCGTCAGACACAACTGTAAGCGCCGGGCCAAGACGTGTAAGAACTCCAACAGAAGTAGCGACACGAGGTCCTGCTTTAGCTGCCGCTCCGGCTGCTCCGGAAACTCCGGCAGATGCTGCTGTACCTGCTGCTGATGTTCCGAATAATGCACCCCTAAGAATTGTGAAAGCACCATGTAATGTCTTAACTGTGCCGTATAGTTTTCCTAAACCACCAACAACACCAGTGAGAATTGTTCCCCACAAAATGAAGTCAATGATTAGGTTTTTAACCCTAGGATCGAGTGCATTAAACTTGTCAACAAGTCGTGTAATCGTGTCAACAATATCTTTTAATTTAGGAATAAGAGTATCGCCAACAGAAATGGCAAGCTCTTCAAGAGAACCTTTAAGGTCTTCAATTTTACCGTTAAGGTTATCCATGTTAGTCTTCGCAACGTCAGCTGCAGAGACTTTATTCATCTCGTCATTAAGAGCTTTAAAGCCATTCGCACCTTCACGGCCAAGAATAGCCGCAGCACGAATTGCGTCCTGCCCGAACAAATCTTCGAGAGCTTGCAAACGCTGCTGCTCAGAAAGTGGTGCAAGAGCTTCATTCAATTGACGCGCAATTTCGATCATCGGCTTAATCTTGCCGTTTGCGTCGAAGAATGTTGAACCGAGACCGTCGATGTAAAGGCCGAGCTCTCGCGCAGTATTAATTTGCTTCTTAGTTGTAGGCTGCAAGTTAAGAAGCATTGTCTTCAGTGAAGTACCAGCGTCAGAACCTTTAATGCCTGAGTTACCAAGAAGTGCAATAGCAGTTGCGGTATCTTCAAATGAAAGGCCTGTAACTGATGCAACTGCACCAACCTGTTGGAGTGAATATCCAAACTCTTTAACGTCGATAGCTGATGCGTTTGCAGCGCCAGCAATAATGTCGGCAACACGGGCCATGTCCTTGCCCGTGAGCCTAAAGTTATTTAATGCATTTGAAGCAAGAGTTGCAGCCTCGGGCAGGGAAACGCCACCTGCGATAGCGAGTGTAACTGTCGCGTCAGCTGCACCGTTCATAATGTCAGAGATACCGACACCAGCTTTAACCAACTCTTCGAGAGCCCCAGCGGCTTCTGTGGCACCGAAGACTGTGTCCTTACCGATTTGTCTTGCTTTCGCGGTAAGCACTTCCATTTGCTCTGCAGTTGCGCCAGACACAGCCTTAACGCGACTCATTGCAGATTCAAAGTCAGCAGCAATTTTTACTGTAGCACCAAGACCTGCGGTACCTGCTGCGCTAACACCAAGTAATGCAGTACTTACTTTACTAATGCTCGAGTCAATGTCTTTGAATTTGTCTTTGACTTTATCTGCGGAATCACCAGTAGCTTCAACAACTTTCTCAGAAGATTTAACTACCTGCTCATTAGTGTCTTTTACTTTATCCGCATTTTTCTGAGCATTTTGCGCTGCTTTATCAGACTTCTCAATATACTTATCAATATTTTGAGTAGCCTTTTCCCACCCCTCATCCCTGAATGTAACAGAGATTTCGCCTTCAACTCGGCCCAGTGAATACCTCCCGGGCCCACTAAAACCAGATGAGTTACCAGTAGACCCGAGAGCCATTAGATACCTTTCTTCTTAAGGTCCTTCATTGGGTCCCTAAACTGAGAAGTATCTGTACTTTCGTTAGCATAATCGCCCAAGAAGCGACGTAGTACTTTCTTTCTAGCCGCAATTCTAGCTTGGTCGGATTTAGCTAGCATTTCGGCGTTTTGCATTTCTGTTTCAACGTTTGATCCAAAAATGAAAACTGCTCTATTGAAGTAGTACGCAATAAGTGGATCTTCAATGTTAAATATTAAACTGGGCAGGGTGTGGTAGACTTTCGCCATTTGCCACGCTTCCCACACCAGCTCCGGATCCTCCACGAAAAGAATTCGCTTGTTTGGTTCCAGACAATGCGTAATTGAAGATGAAGAGCTTATCGTCTAGATCAATCGTGTCAGTGTAAATCTTACCAGGTTCACGAAGAGTATAATCATTTGGTGCCATGGTGATTTCAGGCTGAACAACAGTCATACACGTCACTCGGTCAATCGTGTAGAACAGGCTTTCAGCCTTCTTGGGATCTTTGAGGATATCATAAATGGTATCCTCAACATCGTCATTAGTTGCTCCGAGATGCTTATTTGCAATCGTCGAAGATAGTGAATCGAAATTCTGCAGCAAGCCTGACTTGATGAGAACCTGAATGTTAAGTTTTTGTACGAGAACCAACTGACCCGAAGGTACAGTAATTTCTTCGTAACCTGTAGCCCCGTTAGAAGAGCCCCAAGTGGTTGGTGCGTATTTGTCTTCGTAGTTAGAATCTGACATCCTAGTGCTCCGTTCTAGATTTGTATTAGGTTAGCTGGGTTAGTGCTTCGTTGTGGATAAACTCGTAGAGCTTATCTTCACCCTCGTTCTTGAGAAGAGGTAGAGCAGATCCGCCACCCTTCATCAAGAAGAATTCACCATCGGAGAATTCACCCTCGATCTTCTCGTCCAACTTGCAACGGTAGAGAACACAGTGCACGTCACCACCAGAGTCGGAAATAGCACGACCAGTGATCTGGAAGTACGGACGAGCATCAGAAGTATTCTTAGTATAAGTCTTCTTCTCGTTACCAGAAGTACCCGTCTTAGTGACTTTACCGCCGTTAATGGCAGCCAAAGCTTCAAGCGGAATACCACCAGACTCAAAGTCAAACTTAACCTTTGCACCCTTACCGTGAGTAGCTACGACGCGGTCGTCGCCACGCAACTCTTCATAATCTTCCTCTTCTGAGAAAGAAAGCTTACGGGCGTTGGGCAGGTCGATCGACGGATCATTGCTTAGCTGGGTACCTGCAGGATCAGAGAATTTCTTGATCTTGATGTCGCGGATACCATAAGGTAGCGCTGTTTCTGCAATAGCCATTTTTCACCCTCTCTTAGGTTTACGATATCTTAATGTCTCGATTAACGAGCCATCTTCAGTGTTGAATCGATGTAAAACTACTTCATCTTTATTATGTTTACATAATTGCGATTTACACAAAATCTCAATCACATTATTCTCAACAATAATTCCGTGAAGTTTGTTCTTACATCTAAGATTAAGACTCGACTCCATCTTCTGGCTTCTCCGTCTTATCCTTAGCAGGGTCGACAATCTCAAAGTCATTGTCAACATTTTCAAAGTAATTGAAGAGACGGGTGTCACCCTCAATTTCCTGGATACGACCGTTCAGGGCGTTATCAAAAATCACGCCATCGTGCTTGATGTCGATGCCTGCAAAATCTTCGCTAGAGATAATGCGAACGTCTGCAGTACCAACGTACTTCACAGTTTTCTTCATATTAATCACCACCTATCTGTTTGATTCAATTTTAACTGTTTGGAATTAGAAATGATATTCTTTTAAGAGTACATTCGAAGACATCATCGAATAGGTCATCGGACAAGCCGTTGAAGATGGCTAAAGGGAGTCG